ACGGGTCTATCTCCGCGAACAGAGCCGTCAGGTCCGGGCCGGTGATCCTGCCGAACACCGTGCGGTCGATCTTCTCGAAGCCAATGGGAATGACGCTTCCGTCCGAATTGAGCTGGAAAAGGCCGCCGCTGTCGGCAAAGATGGTGAAGGAACCGCGGGAGGCGATCGAATACGGCGCAGCCGCGCCCCGGTCCTCGTGGATTTTGGTGAAGGTGAATATCTCCACCGAGCCGGGAACGAACGTGCCGGCATAGATCGCCCGCTTGAGGATGACGAACGGATTGGTGGCGGAACTGGAACCCTGCACCACGCCGCCATCGGGGAAGTCTTGGTAATCGCTGTTGTTCGTCCCCGGCGTCCATCCGGTGATATCGTTCAAAGCCGACCAGTGGACGCGGTTTTCGTTGCCGCTGAGGTTCATCAGTGCAAGGAAATCGCCCCACGCCTTGATATAGCGGGCTCTTGGCGGACTCCCGGCCAGGTCGGCGAAGTTGGTCGAAACCCCGATCTCGAAAACCTGGGGATTGTCGTTGATATTGACCGCGACGACATAATCGCCGAACTGCTCGAACTGCCAGCGCTCATCGACCGTGGATGCATAGATCGCCAACCCCTGCATCGTAACATCGTCGATGTCGAGCGTAGTGGTGCCCGTTACGATAAACGCCAAGCCTATGTTGCCGGTAGCAGCCGTGAGATATTCGGTGTAGGTGCCGTTTGCCGATCGAAGCGTGCCCGAGACGGTGGTGCCGCCGGTCAGCGTCAGCGTGACACCCCCGGCGCTGTAGCCGGAGACGGTATAGACGATCTTGTAGGTAGTCCCCACAGTCGGGGCTATCGTCTCGACCAGATATTCATTGGTCGGGGAGGCTGTGAAGTGAGCCTTGCCGGCCGAAATAGTGACGCTCGCCCCGCTCTTGCCCCAGACCGTGTCAGTGGCGAACGTGCCGTTCACGGCTATATCAGCCGCCAGCCTCGACACATGATCCCAAGCCAGGGTTGTGCCGTTGAGCTGGTATATCTTGGATGCGGTCCCGACGAAAATGACGATCTGCCCGGTTGAATTGCGGGCCGAGAATGCGCCAGTCGGCTGTGCCGGCACGGCCTGCGAGAACGGCTCAAGCTTGGGAAACGGGATATAGTCTGTTGCAGCGCACAAAACGTTCACCACGTCGGATGCGAACTGGCTGTTCAAAGCCGCGACATCGGGGCGCCAACGGGCGAGGGGTACGGTTGCCATCAGTCGTCCCTGCTGGAGATCATGTCTTCCCGAACCAACTCCGCAAGGTAGCTCGGCATCAGTCTGCGCGGAATCGGTGAGCGATCTGGATTCCAGCGAAAGCCCAACGAATGAGCGCCATCGCTAAACAGACCGATGACGACGAAGCCGACCAAGTCGCTGTCCTTGTCGTTGTAGCCGGCGACTATGCGCGCGTGCTCGATCAGCTTTCCGCGCCAGTTCTCATCACCGGGGTCTTTCGCAACACGGTCCAAGACGCGGACGATGGCGCCGCCCGCCTTCATCCTGATCTTGCCGATGCGGGCACCAGTCATTCAGAAGCACGTCGCCCGAATCCGGCCGGTCGATTTGCGGCTGGATGTCTCTTGGGCAAGCAGAAGGTCCTGGTCCTTCCAGTCGTTCAGCGCTTCGGCGGCCAAGCCAGGCTCTTTGAGAGTGTTTTTCCAAAGCCGGTATTTCGCGCGGGCCTTGAGGAGGTCATATGCCTCGGCCAGCCATGCATTGGTGTCGTCCGGCTCCGAAAGCACGATGAGCCGATACGGCCCGAGCTGCAGGCGGATCGTGTAGACCGTAGCGCCCGGAACCGGGTAGAGCCGGATTTGCTGGTTGAAGTAGGTCCAGCAATAGGGTTCGCCGCTCGACGCGCTGTTATCGGAAAGCAGTTCGAGTTCTTCGGCTGTCTCCCGGCGAATCTCCGAGCGCTGCCCGCTGGCATCCTCGCTGAATGCGGCCTGGATGCGGACCAGCGTCGGGATATTGGCGTTGTCCGCCGCCCCGTACCATTCTTGCCCTGAGACGGTCACGAAGGTCACGTCGCGGGTTTCGTTGAAATAGTACGTCGACCGCTCGCAATCCCTCTGTGCGCCTTGCACGGCCTTCAGGATGGCGTCGCCATATTCCCCGGTCGTGTCATCCACGTCATCGGCGATATCGGCTGTGAGGTCGGAAAGGATGGTCATTTGGCGCCGATCCTCTTGGGCTTCCCGGCGGGCTTGTTGGCGCGTGCGGCCCAGGCATCAACAGCGGCGTCGGAAGCTGCCTCGTTCGCCTCGGCGATCTTCTCATACATCCAGCCGTGCGTTGGATGGAGCGCGCGCACTACGGTCAATTTCTGCGCCTTCCCGATGCGCTCAGCCTCGAGGAAGGTGCTGCGCTTAAGCCTTCCGAGCATCCGCGACACCCTTGCAGTGTTTCACGTGAAAATGACGGCCGCGGCCAACCTCCTTGCCGCACTTCGGGCAAGCCTTGGCCGACAAGACGGGCACCGGAGCGCCCGCCTTCTTTGGCTCAGTGAAGTCGATGAGCGTCCAGTAGTCGGTGTCGTCGATCATGAGAACGGCGTCGCCGGGTTGGAACTGGCCGCGCACGTCACGACGCCATCGACAAACCACTGCCCGGTTGCTGCGTCGATAATGGTGATCCAGTCGCCGATGATCGCGCCGCCGGTCGTGGTGCCGTTCAGCGTGATGATGGTCTGCGTCGTTGCCGGGAAGGCATGCAGCAGCGTGCCGTCCGTGATGTCGAGATCGTGGTTGAGGACCGTACCCTTGAACACGTCGGTCGTGTTGGTCGTGATCGTGTAGGACGACGTATTGACCACTGACACCTTGAACGGATAGCGCGCGCCGCCGCCCGTCGCGGCGGGGAGAGTGAGCGCCACCAGGGCATTGCCGCCGACTTCACCGAGCAGGTTGGTCTTGCCCTCGTTGACCGCCTCGGTGATTGCGCCAGAGGCGGCGATGGTAACGATGCGCGTCGAGACATCCGCGACGCGGTTGATCTCGGCCGGCGTGGCAAGTACGCCGTCGATCGCGGCGAGGTCCGTTCCAGAGATCGCGATTCCGCCAACGAGAAGCGATTCCGCATATACCACCTCATTCTGGTGGAGGGTATGATTGCCTGTGGCCATGTGAATTCTCCTTGAAAAGGAGGGGGCATTTGCGCCCCCTCACATGGGTCAGGCTGACCTGTTGACCATGATATAGCTGACATAGACGTAGCCGGCGCCTGCTGTCGGCGTGGTGCCGGCAGAGAGTTCAGCAGTGATCATGGTGTCAGCCGCGAGATAGATGCCGTTGGACGCGTCGAGAACATCGGCAGGGATGACGCCTGCCGTGGTCAGGACGAGAGCGGTTGCGAATTCGTCCGCGTCGGCGGACGTTCCGATGTTCAGCGTCTGCGCGACGCCGCCCGCGAAGACGGTGACAACGCCGACTCCACCGCCGACGATCATGGCACCCGCCGGCGCATAGCCGAGGTTGTATGCCAGGGTCGTGTAGACGATGGGCTTGGAGAGATAGTGCACCTGATCGGTGTGGTATTCCCGAGCAGTCGTTGCAGCGGTTCCAGTGGCCATTTTTCAGCCCTCCTTCTTAGGTGTGAGCCGCAGCGTAGGTGCTGACCACGATGGTGCCGAAGTCTTCCGAATTGAATACGGTTTTCTTCATGCCCCAGACGGTTTGACACGACACGCCGAGTTCGCGTTGATAGTCGAAAAGCTCTTCGACCGTCTTGTACTTCTCCGGCGCGGTCTTCATGCCGAAGGCGATGACGCTGGACTGTGCGCCGAGCAGGACAGCACGGCGAACCGTGGCGATCGTTGCAGCGGTGGACGAGTTGACGCCTGGAACCACGTGTTCCGCTGAACGCAGGATCACGTTGTTGTAGACGCCGAGCGAACCGTCGAAGATCGGGTTGGAAGACCCGCGCTTTTCGGCCGCCTTCTGGATGTCGAGCCATTGGCCGGTCGACGTGTTGGTCCGCATGTCCGTGACCTGGTAGTTGTGGAGATACATCACGTAATGCTTCGTCCCGTCGATATTGATCGGACGAATCTTCGGGTTGGCTGTTTCGGCCCTCTCCTTGGCCTTGTCGATCAAGTCGAGCGTGAAGACGTTGGTCGACCCAAGCGCTTCATCGCTGGCCGCCGCGGCGGCCCGGATGACCCGGTTGGTTGACGGCGCCGTCGGGGCATTGAACCCGTAGTGCTTTGGCGTGATGGTGACAGTGCGGCCTTCAAACAGCATGGTCGGCGCCGTGTAGCCACCCCACTGCATGAATGCCATCATCGACATGCGGTCGGAGTACCAGTCGGTTAGGCCGGTGTTAGCCTCCTCGCGCATGCTGAACGGAACGCGCTGGGCGTCGATGGTCTGGTCGTTCTTGACGCGAACGGCGTGCGACAGCTCGTTGAGGTAGACGGCATCCGAATAGGTGGTGAGCGCCTCTTCGTTGCCCTCTTGGGTCTGGCCTTCGGTGACGCCGTCGCCAGTGAGCTGCGTGCGAAGACCAAAGGTGACTTTGTCGCCCTTGCCCTTCATCGTTTCGTCTTTCAGTTGGATGATGCTGTTCGAAGATTTCCCGATCAGC